TTAATCGCTGACTTGCTCGTACTCCACATCCGAAACCTTAACCTCAAGCTCTAAGCCCGTCGTGTAGCCGTTCCCGTTGAGGTTATGCACCACCCGGCTGATTATCCAAGCCTGCTCGTCTATAACGCGCTTAAAGCCTTTCACCGCGACTGGCGTTTCAGGAAATAAATCTGCCCGACCGATCGCCAGCGAGATTGAAAACTCCGCGACACCGCGCTGCAGCCTGTCCCACTTCGCCTGAGCGGCGCGCATGGCCTGCGCCTTTGTCGCGTAGATGGTCGTCAGCTCCAGCACGTTGTCAGCCTCACCGACCATATACTCACCCTCGCGCGCTTCCTGCTCTTTTTGAGCTTTGGCCTTTGCCGGGGCTTTGGTCGCTTTCGGGTGCTGCAGCGCGCGGAGGTGCTGCTCTTTCGGTTTGCGCGTGAGCTTCACCTTTTGCTTTTGCGGCTTCGGGTCTTTGGTGTGCAGCCATTTTGCCGTAACGCCGGTATAGGCTTCCCGGTCAGCAATGGCAAACTGATGACGATCGCCGTCCCCGCGTTCTAAGGTCATTTGCGGAATGGGCTTCCCGCTGGCCGTCTTACAGCTCCCCGCTTTCAGGAATAACAGTTTCCCCGCTTTTACCGAAACCGCCGCCCCGTTCCGGTCTGCCAGACGGGACAGAAACACCGCGTCGGATTCCTGCGACTGGTCAATGTGAGGCACAGCGACGGCTTTCAGCATGTCGGCCACGCTGGCCGTCAGCTTATTGCGTGCCGCAATCGTCTCCACAATTTGCCCGAGCGTGGTGTCATGCCATGACTGTTCCCGGCGCGAGTTCAGCGTCCCGCGAAAATCGGCGCTGCGCCCCCGGATGGTCAGCGTATCAGGCGCGCCCCGGTGCTCGATTTCATCGACCGTGAAACTCCCCTTATTCAGCAAGGCTGAGCCCTGCCAGCCTAACCACAAGGTCAGATTTGCGCCTCTCGGGGGCAATTCGACAAGCCCGTCGGTGTCGTCGAGCTCGATATCGAGCTGGTCAGCCTCAAACCCGCGATTGTCGGTCATGGTGAGATTGATAAGCCGATCGCTGAAATTCTGCGTAATATCCGCACCGTCAAGCGTGAGCATAAACGCCGGGGCAACCTTCGCCCCGGCCTGAATATCCATTCCCGTAATCATCCCGCCATTCCTCCCAGCCAGTCACCGGCAGACGTGACCAGATTGTCGGCCTGCGTCTGCAGATCGCCATAAATGGACGCCAGCGATTTATCGACCCGCTTAAGCGACAGGCTAAACTCGATTTTTCTGGCCGCACCGTCGCTGAATAACTCGGTGTGGGTGTGCGTCACTTTGTCGATGACATACATGCCGTGGATGATGCCCGTTCCGTCTATCAGCGGCCACGCTCGCCCCTCGTCTGCCATCAGCTCGATGGCGGTCAGTGACAGACGTCCGCCGGTAATTTCGGGATAGAGAACACCCGACAGCGTGCGCGTGGTTTCCCCCTCCCCGAGATACTGGTATGCCGGTGGCTTGCCGATACGGTCATTTGACGCCCAGCGGTAGTCCTTCGAATACTGCATGGACTGATAGGGCAGCGTGCGGCGCTCAAATACAAATAAGCCCAAAACCATTAACATGCTTTATCCCCCTCAGTCATGACGCATACTTGAGCGCTGACGCGCACGGTTTTCACGGTCGAGTTTATCGACAGCCTCGCGGAGCTGACGGTCGAGGTCGCTGCCCGGCGCGATGCCACCATTCAGGTTGATGTTATATTCTGGCTTGCTCTGGTCGACGTAAGTCTTACCAGTGGGTGCCGTTACCGGCTGATATGCCTGATATCCGCCATATGCTGAGGTGGCCGGAATATAAGCCCCATTTTGCGAGCCGGTGGCGGCACTGGCTTTAGCGGCCGTCTGGTCAAGGTCGCCAGACTCTTTTTTGATGACCCCGAGCTTTTCCAGTAGCCAGCTGACTTTGCCGCTCAGGCTGTTAAAGATATTGAGCGGCGCCATCAGCGCATCGGCCAGCGCTGTACCAAACGTCACGCCGACATTTTTGCAGCGGTCGAGCGTCTCCTGCGTCGCCTTAACCGGCGCTATGAGGTCTGTAAACCACTGCCAGACACCGCGCAATTTCTCAATGATTGAATCAAACACCGGCGCGAGCGGTGCAAAGACTTCCGCCACTGGTGCAAACGCCGCTTTAAGCCCCTCAACCACGCCGGAAAAGAATGCGCTGATGGGCTCCCAGTATTTCCGAATCAGGAGCGCACCGGCCACCACCGCACCGACAACTGCCACCACTGGCAGGCTAATTGCACCGATGGCGGTCACTATCGCGCCACCGGTCACGGTAAACACCGTTCCCAGCAGGCCAGCTGCGGCAATAATAGCGTTGATACCCATCACTACCGGCCACGCAACAAGACCAATACCGCCTATAATGCCAATCAACGCCAGCGCACCACCGGCAATGATGCCTATAGTTTCCGCAAGCTCCTTATTGTTTTTGATCCAGTCATCCAGTTGTAAAACGTACCGCGTGGCTGTTTGGGTTAATTTTCGTAGAGAGCTATCTTGCTGGTCGTAGAGGTCTGTGCCGACGGCCTCATAAGCTGACTGGAATTCTTTGAAGTCACCCCCGAGGTTGTCCTGCATGATTTTGACCAGCTCCTCGGTTTTACCGTCTGAAGCTTTAAACGCCGCAGTGAGCTTATCGAGTTTGCCGCTTGAGGCCGCGGTCATCAGTACCGCCGCCGCCGAACTGGCTTCCTCACCAAAGATGGTTTTCATGTACTCGCCTTTCTGGCTGGTTCCGAGATTGTTTTTCTCAAAACTGCGCTGCATTTCTTTCAGAATGGCGAATATCGGGCGCGTATTGCCCTTACTGTCAGACGTTTTAACGCCGAGTTCTTTGATGGCCTCATATGCCTTACCGGTCGGAGCCTGCAGGCGACTCAGCACGGCACGGCTTCCCGTCCCTGCCATCGAGCCGGTGATTTTGGCGTCATGGAGCGCGCCGACCATGGCGGCGGTCTGCTCGATACTGACCCCGGCATTTTTTGCCACCGGCGCGGCATAGGTCAGCGCGTCGCTCAGCCCGTCAAAGTCAGCGGCCGTTTTGTTCATCGTCATCGACAGCACGTCGCCAATGTGTGCGATCTGGTCGTTAGACATCTGAAACGCGGATTTCATACCCGTCAGCAGCGCGGCGTTTTCTTCCATCGAGCGCCGGTTAGACAGAGCCATATTCAGCGTGACCGGCGTCGCCGCCTGAATGGCCGCCGCATCCCCGCCGCTTTTTGCGATGATAATCTGCGCGCTGGCCGCATCGTCTGCAGACGCGGCAGTATTGTCCCCGAGCTGGCGCGCCTGTTTACGCAGCGCCTCCATTTCTGGCGACTGTTTATCGACCCCGAGAACAGCCTGCAGCTCAGAGTTTTTCTGTGCAAACGAATAGCCAGGCATCAGCAGTTTTACCCCGGCCATTGTTCCCGCTGTGGCGATACCTACACCGGCAGCACCTGCAGCGGCCATATTGCCTGCCAGCTCCTTACCTGATTTATATCGTTCTTTTACCTGGCTTAATTTCGCCTGCTGAGCACTGACCCGCGCCAGTGCCTCGCGCTGCCGGTTTAGCTGCGCAGTCGTTTCACTGATGCTGGTTTTCAGGCGGCGCTCATCCGCCGACAGGGTACGGGTATTAATCCCGGCCTGCGCGAGCTCGGTACGCTGGCGCTGTACCGACTGCCTGAGGCTGTTGTATTTGAGCTGCAGGTCAGCGGCGGATTTCTTTGCCGCCTCCATCGCGCGCGCCTGCGCCTTAGTGGGGTTTTCCGTGTTTTTAAACTGGACGGCCAGCGCAGCGGCCTCCTGTTTCGCTTTGTTAAGCGACTGACCGGTCACGGCAAGCTGTGCGCTCGCTTTCCTGAATCCGTCAATTCGGCCAGCCTGCGCATTCAGATCGCGCAGGCTGTTTTGAGAAGTGCGGATGTCACCGGCAAGAGTCTTGCTGGCGTTCTGGATAGCTTTGAGCGGTCGGCTTGCCCGGTCTACTGCGTTAAGCAGTACCTCAAGTCTGACATTATTGCTCATGGTGGTTTCCGCTTCGCTGCAGCGCCTTTTCGCGCCATGTGATGAGCTCGGTCACGCTCAGGGAATTCAGCTCTGATGGCGGCCAGTGAAATATCACCGCGATATCCGCCATCAGGTCATCGACCGAAAGATTATCCGGGAAGGTCAGCGAGCCGAAGATGGTGACAAAAAACCGACCACCTTACCGGCGAACAAAATCAGGTCTGATGCTTCCAGACGCATGACCTCGTGCTCGGTCAGCGCCGGGTACGTCATGCGCGGCAGCACCTTAATCAGCGCATCGACGTCAGAGTTTGCCAGCGAGGCCAGACTCACGCCGCGCAGGGTTCCCGCGTTGGGTTTTGTGACGGTCACCTGCTCGATTTTTTGCTCACCGCGCATGATGGGGTTATCGAGGATCACAATGTTCGGGTTTTCGGTTTCGTTGATGTTTTCCATGATGTTGCTCTCTTCAAAGTTAAATGACCGGCCAGCATTGCCGACCGGTTAAGGGATTACAGGCCAATCGCCTTACGGTGCTCCGCCAGACGGTCGACGCCGTCTACTTTCATCACCATGTTGACGACGTCAATCTCGATGACCTCTTTGCCGTCAATCGTGAGCTGGTAGTACGAGCACTCGGTCGCGATTTTGGTCGTGCCGCTTTCGCCCTGTTTGTTTTCGCCACCGTCGTACTCCTTGTGACGGCCACGCATAACCACCTCAACGGCAGAAATTTCGCCGGTGTCATCGCGCTGGAATGAGCCGGTGAAGCGCAACGGCACGCTGTCGGCACCCGGTGACGCGTACTGCGCCCACAGCGCGACGTCAGGCAGACCTCCCAGCGTCCACTCAAGCGACAGCGCGTCGTCGTCAAGACCGAGGTCAACCGACACCGAGCCCGGCATCCCGCCGCCGCGGTATTTTTCAAGTTTGCGGGTCAGCTTTGGCAGGGTGACGGATTCAACGACGCCCATGTAGCTGAGACCGTCGTTAAACATGTTCAGATATTTCAGTTTGCGTGGTAACGCCATGCTCTGAGCTCCTTAGCTGTTGACCGAGTCTGACAGGTCTGCCAGATAGGTATCGGTGATGCGCTGGCGCAGGGTCAGGTTTTCCAGCGGCGGGACGGGGGTGTAGTCGTAATCGATATACAGCTTCCCGGCTTTGAGGGTTTCCACGCTGTTTGACTCCGGGTCGTACCAGCAGGAGCCGTCAACGATATAGCCGTTGTTTTTCAGCTCGCGGAATTTGGCATTGATACCGGCGACGATGTCGCGGATGAGCGTTGCGGAAACGGGCTTATCCATCGCCCACGCGTGCGCTTCCGCCATCGTGTCGGCCAGCACCTGCGCCGTGCGGGTGTAGTTTTCAAACACGAATAACGGATCGTCCGAGCAGGTGCGGTTGCCCCAGAACTTAAAGCCGTCGTTGCGGATAAGCGTTGTCACCCCGGCCTGATTAAGCAGGTTGGCGTCGGTGGCCTGCTCCTGCAAATCCCATGAGACCGAGGCGCTGACGCCGGTGACGCCATTCACGCCGACGTTAGACAGAGTTTTGTGCCAGCCGGTCTCCTGGTCGATTCTGGCACGCAGGCCGAGCGCGCGGGCGGTCGCCCATGCAATATCTGTTTCGTTCGCCGTGGTGTCCCATGCCAGAAAATCAGGGTGAATGACCATCAGCTCGCGCTGGCTGAAGTTCTCGCGGTATTTGATGGCGTCGGAAATGGTCTTGCAGCCCCACGCGCTCACATAGCCGAACGCGCGCAGGCTCTGGCAGGTCGACGCGAGCGCGGTCGCCACTTCCTGCGTATCCAGTCCCGGCACGCCGAGAATGCGCGGCTTAACGCCGGTGACGGTTTTCGCCGTTAGCAGCGCTTTCAGCCCGGTGTATTTGCCGTTTTCGTCGGTCGTGCCGATGATGTTGGAAATGGTTTCTTTCTGCGCCGCTTCCGGGTCTTCCGGGTCTTCAATACCTTCGGGAACGCGCACCACCACAATGACCGGCTTGCACTGGTCGGCGATGGCCTGCAGGGATTTTGCCAGCGTACCTTTTTTACCGGCTTTACCGATCGCCGTTTGCACACTGGTAATCAGCACCGGCTCATTAAGGGGAAACGTCTTGTCGTCAGCATCGCTGGCCGTGCAGACCATGCCGATGATGGCCGTCGAGACGGTGGAAATGGTGCGCGTGCCATCGTTAATCTCGATGACCTCGACGCCATGATGATAGTCGCCCATCTGTTTAACTCCGTGGTTAAGGGGTGCGACTATTTTCTGTTGTGTGTCGCGCAGGCGCGATGCAATGCCGTTGGTGGAGGGATAACACAACACACAAAAAAGCCCTCCGGGTGGAGGGCTTCGTTTATTCTGGTCTTTCAGGCCACTCAATATCCGGCGCTGTAGAGGTGTCGATCGCGTTCAGCACCTGAATGTATTTCATCCATGTAATCAGGCTGGCCTTGTCATCATCACCGATAATGCCGAGCTGCAGCTCAGTCTGCCATATGCTGATTGTGCCTTGCGCCTCTTTTAGTAACGTGGCCTTTACGGTTTCGGCGTTCTGCACCTGCGCCCGGTGTTGCGCATCCACATCCGTGACCCACGCGCTACCGTTCCACTTGTCAAAACGTGTTGATGGCGCAAGTGTGGTCACGCTGTCGGCATATTCACCCGGCGTGGTGATTTCTGCTGGCTCACCCGTGGCCGTGTCATAGACCGTTTCGCCCCGGTGGTCGGCAACGTATTCCCACCCGTCAAGGCTGGCCGTGCGGCAGACGGCGAAGCCCTCTTTTGGACTCAGTGGTAAGTCGGTACAGGAGCTGGCAGGAATACCCACGCCGATCGCGAGAAACTCCACCGATGACGATAAAAATTCGCGCGTATCACCGGCAAAGTTATAAACCGTGATTTCGCCTGCCTTCGTGGCAATTCCGTTTTTATTCAGCGTAGCTTTCGCCATTATGCCGCCCTCACGATAAAGTTAAATGCAATGTTTTTTACCCGGTTCTCTGAGGCCGTCGGCACCTGATTAGCAGCATTGAGTACAAGGTTTCGAAAATTAATATTAACGCCCGCTCCAGACTGCCACTGACCGAAACCATTCCCGACATAGCTGAGCGCTCCACTGTTCGTGTTTGGGTCAGAAAACCATCAACTAAGGTTGAGTCTTCGGTCAGGTCTGTCAGCAGCCATAACTCAGGCGGCGTGAACTGGTGAGGCTGTTCCGGGTTGAGCTTGTTACGTAACGTTTGAACGTTCATACCCGCTCGCTCGGCCAGCTTCGCCATGTTGTGACGTTGAGCGAAAGCACGACACGCATCGTCATAGTGGGGATGTTTGGAAATCTGAAAATCAAACATGGTTAAGTTCCCTCTAACTTGCATAATCAAATTCAGTTAAGAGCGGTGCGCTGGTCGATGTAGCGACAATCAATCGCTTGTTGAGTCAGTTTGTCGCGCCATGCTTTTACGTTTACGAGGGTGCGGCTTCGTTTACCGGCTTCCTCTTTGTTGGAAAAGTCTTTGGTCGGAGCTTTAAGAAGAATGCCCTCATCAAGCCATTGCCAGACCAGACGCTCGCTAACGCCGCGGGTGGCGGCAAAGTCTTTCACTGTCATGGTGTCTGACATAGCAGAGCGAATCATTGTCTGCAGGGCTGGCAGCATTGCTGTAACGATGGCGTCAAACTGAGTCGGGTCTAACAGCACAGTTTGATTTTGTGAGTTTTGCGAGTCGTGCATCGAGATTGATTTTGCATCTGACATATCGCATTATCTCCTGTTGATTGTAGTGAACTGCATTGATGTGCATCGTGGTTGATAAACGTCACTTTAGTTCGCGAAATTTAATTTTGCAATGGTAAAAATTAATTTTGGTGGCGAGATATGGCTAAATTTGGAGACGGGGCGGCACCAGCTATCGAAAGAATCCTTTCGGCTTATGGACTTAGCTCGCAGAAGGAGCTTGGCGAAAAACTTGGGATTTATGCCAACAACATAAGCAGTTGGCTTGCCAGAGATAGCGTGCCGGGCAATGTGTTCGTTGAATGTGCTATCGAAACGGGCGCTGATATTGGATGGTTAGTAACTGGTGAACTTGCAAAAGCAAACTCACCACATGTAACCCTCAAGGGGAAAGAGCTGTATGAAGAGGTCATGGCTTCAGGTGGAAAACCTGTTCTTAGACGAATCCTTGATGCTTACGGTTTTTCTATGCAAAAAGAGCTTGGTGATCTACTCGGTATATCATCAGGAACGATAAGCACATGGGTACGGCGTGATTTTTTCCCCGGTGATGTAGTGGTTACTTGTGCTCTTGATACCGGTGTTTCGCTGGAATGGTTAGCTACCGGAAAAGGGCAAATGCGCGCTGACAAGGAAGCGGCCATATCAAATTACTCAATTAAAAAATCCCGCCTTGAATCTGGTGAGCTTAAGGACGCTGGCGCATGGTATCCAGACCCCTCGATGATACCGTCTGACTCAGAGGAATTGATTTTTGTTGAAGGCGTAGGCTCCTCTTGGCTTGTCGACCGTTCGGCTTCGAACATAAGTAATGGGCGTTGGTTAATTGATATCGACGGCGCTCTTGATGTTTTTGATGTAATTCGTCTTCCCGGCGGGAAAGTCAGGTTGACTAATAAGTCTGCTGAATTTGAATGCAATATTTCAGATATTACTCCTGCCGGAGCTGTAGTGCTTACTTTGGAAAAACACGTTTAAGGGAATTTATGAAAGGTAAACTTTTTTTAGCTTTATTTCTTACCATTTCTTTTGGGGCTTCATCCGCCGAAAAATCACAGGATTTAGACGGGGCCAAGTTTGGTGAAGACTGGCCGCTAACTTTTGAAAAAGCTTCGGTTTCTTGTGTTAACGGTCGATATGCCTTTGTGTACGACAAAGCAACAGATGACCGTTACCCATTGAACGGCCTAGCGATTAGCGGCGTTAAGTCTGGAAAGCTTGAGGGTAGCGATATTGATGCTGTTTGGAAGGATAACCCGTATTACAAAGGCGTAAAAATACCTTTGGATCCGGTAATGGATGCTGCAACAGCGCTTTGTGAATAATTAGCATTGCCTCGGTGAAATCATGACTGTAAGTAAGCAAAAAAATGGCAAATGGTTATGCGAACTCTACCCAAATGGACGAGAAGGGCGGCGTATACGTCGGCATTTCAATACAAAAGGTGAGGCCGAGGCATTCGAAACATTTACGAATAATGAAAGTGAGGACAAGCCTTGGCTCGGCAAGAAAGAAGATCGCCGACGCTTAAGCGAGTTGATTCAACTCTGGCATAACCTGCACGGGCAGGCTTTAGTCGCCAGTAAGTCGCGGTTAGCAAAGCTGCAAATTGTCTGTAACGGTTTGGGCGACCCAATTGCATCCCGCTTTACCGCTAAAGATTGGGCTCATTACCGCGACCGCCGACTCCGTGGTGAAATCGATAACGGATATCATAAAGACCCGGCAAAATGGGTCGCCAAACCAATAACCGTGAATCGTGAGCAGCAATACCTTATAGCTGTGTTTAATGAGCTGCGGCGGTTAGGGGAGTGGAGTTTACCCAACCCACTGGAAGGGGTGCGCGTATTCAAAGAAGCCGAGAAAGAAATGTCCTGGCTAACTCTTTCTCAAATCCCTGAGCAGTTTCGAGCCTGCGAGCAATACGGCAAAGAGGATCTCACGATGATTGTCAAAGTCTGTCTTGCAACCGGCGCAAGATGGGGGGAGGCCGAGAGATTGACGCGGCCTCAACTCTCTCCCTGCAAACTGACTTTCACAAAAACCAAAGGCAAGAAAAATCGCACCGTTCCCATTCCTAAATGGTTGTATGACGAGCTAGCCGAACGTCAGGGCAGAATGTTCAAGCCCTGCTATCAGGAGTTTAAAAAGATGCTCAAACTCACGAATATCGAGCTAACTGAAGGGCAAAAGACGCATGTCCTGAGACATACATTTGGTGCGCATTTTATGATGAACGGCGGAAACATACTGGTACTGCAGAAAATCCTCGGACATTCCAACATTCGCGAAACAATGAGATACGCGCACTTTGCTCCTGACCATTTAGAGCAAGCTGTCTCTCTCAATCCTCTTTCGTTGTATGTTGGCGACAATATGGCGGCAGAGGTTGCATAACACTACAATTCACTGCATTAAAAATTAACTTAACTAGTTGTTTTGTATGGTAAGTTGTTGTTTTGAATAGGGTGTAAATAGGAGCATCTGAACTAAGATTCGCTTAAGCGACATCCTGTTAGAAAGGGCTGGCCGAAAGGCCGGCCCTTTTTTTATTCCATCGCACCTCTCGCGTTAACCCTTTCGTCATAAATCATTTACAATGCTTGCCTCTTGAATGGAGGGGAAGTGGATAACGTACTGCATCAGCATAGTTGGAAACGCGCAGCGGCATTGACCGCGCTGTTTGCGATCCTGCTGATCGTGGTAGCACCCCTTATCTCCGTCTCATTGCAGAAAGATCCCATGAGCGCCATGCCGGGCATGCATCATGACATGAGCATGATGTCGATGGACGAGCATCACGGCGATATGCCACACACGATGCCCGTCGACCATGCGGAAGCGTGCGGCTACTGCGTGCTGTTAGCGCATGTCCCTGGCGTGATGCTGGCGCTCATCGTCCTGCTCAGCGTGGTGCTGCAGAGGCTTCGCGTTAAGCCGCCGCGTCAGGCGGTCAAGCACTGGCACTTTTTCCCCTGGCTTTACCCTGATACCCGCGCGCCGCCGCGGCAGTCTGCTTTTTCACTTTAA